GGCTTTCGAGGAACCCCGTGAACGAAAACCTGAGTGTCGAGAGCCCCGGCGCGCGGGTGCCTCATCAGGTCACGCGCCAGGCTGAAAACGCCCGCGCGATCCTGGCGAAATCCGCCGCCGAACCACCTGCACCAACTCCTGCGCCAGCCCCACCCGCTTTTACCTACGAAGACCTTCTGAAAGCTCCAACCCCCGAGAAGGACGCATCCGTCGAATACTGGAAAGCTCGCTGCAATGTCACCGAAGGCCATCGGCGACAGGACAACGAGAACAGTCGGCGGCGGATCGAACGACTCGAGCTGGAGCTGGAAAGTCTGCGCGGCAAAAACCTGGAGCTGATGCAACAAGCTACGAAGGCCCCAACCCCAGCCCCGCCGCCTCAAATCGACCTGCGCAAGGAGATGCAGCAACGCTTCTCCGCAGACGAGATTGAGTCGTTTGGCGAGGAGCGGCTTTTAGCGATGACCCGCGAGATCGTCAAAGCGGGCGCCACTGCTGAAGCTGCTCTGGCCGAAGTACGAGGCCGGCTGGACGCGATGATCGAGCAGCAGAAATCAAAGGTCAAAAGCGAGGAGGATCGGCAGCGCGAAGCCGCTGCCGAGCGTCATCGCAGGTTTGTCGAGGAGCTCACCGAGGGCTTCCCCACGTGGCAGAAAGTCAATGCCGATCCGCGCTGGATCGCGTGGCTCGACGGGTCCGACAGGCCCGGAGTCACCCGGCAGGAAACACTGACTCTGATCGAGGGGAAAAAGGACGCCAAGGGCATCATCGCGATGCTCGAGGAGTTCGTCAAATCTCTCGGCCCGGCCCAGGTACCGAATGAACCGCCCGAAACCCCGACGCGAGTCGAGGGCAGCGGGCAGGACCTTCGGCCCGACCCGAAACTCGGCACAGACCAACCGGCACTTTCTGCAGCGGAAATCAGAGAGGGGTACAAGCTCAAGGCTTTGGGCAGGATGACTGCTGAGCAGGCCGCACTTTTCGACGCAAGGGTTGAGGCGACGATGAGGCGCGCAGGCAAGGCCTAAACCACCTTCCCGGCTTTATCGCCGCACCGAACACCCAGGAGGCTAAATGGGCGGTCCGGCGCGCACTGGTGGGTATCCCCAATACGATCCCACCGGCACGATCAACTTTAACCCAGTTGTGTACTCTGGTAAACTTGTGGAAAAGTTTTACCGCACAACTGTTTTTGGCGAGATCGCAACGACCGATTACGAAGGCGATATCAGCGGTTACGGCGCTCAAGTCGTGATCCGCACCGTGCCCGACATCACGGTATCGACCTACGTGATCGGTCAGGGGCTCACGCCCCAGTACCCGAGCCGCAACTCGGTCACGCTCAATGTCAACCAGGCATTGAGCTTCAACGTCGGGCTGAACATCGTCGACATCCGGCAATCGGATGTGGACTTGTCCGACATCTTCGCGAACGACGGGTCGATCCAGCTCAAGATCGCTGCCGACCAGACGATGCTCACGACCATCCCGACCCAGGTCGATGCCAGCAACACCGGCACGGCCGCGGGTCAGGACTCGGCGAACATCCCGTTGGGTTCGCTGGCGACGCCGCTGCAGATCATCCCGACCGGAACCACGACGACCAATATCGACCAGGTGGTCGATCACCTCACCTTCATGGGCCAGGCTTTGGACGAGAACAACGTCTCGGACGAAGGCCGCTGGATGGTGGGAACGCCGTGGTATATCAACCAGATCAAGCGAAGCGACCTGCGGATCGCCAGCTTGGCGGGCGACGGTGTTTCGATTCTGCGAAATGGAAAGGTAGGGGTGGTTGATCGCTTTTCCATCTTCCAGTCTCGCAACATCGCGAAGAACACCAGCGGCACGACTTCCTGGTCGCTGATGTTCGGCCACTCGGCGGGCTTGGCGTTCGCGGCTCAGATCGTGGAAGCGCAAATGATCGATAATCCGAGCGACTTCGGGTACCTTATCCGAGGCCTGATGGTGTTCGGGTTTCAGACCATCGGCGCGACCTACCTTGGCGCGTCTTACGCTCACCCGTAAAAGGAGCAAGCATGTCGAACGTGAAGAAAGGTGG